CAGCTAGAGTAAGAAGTTTGTTAGATAGTCAACAAGTAGATAATAATAATACTGCTTCTAATCAAGTAAATTCATTATCTAACCAACCTGCCCAGCCTCAACCTAAAAAAACATTAGGTCAACGAGCAGGTGGTTTACTAGATAGGGTATCTGATGCTTACATGGGTGCAGCACCTATATTTGCAGTAGCTCAAGAGTTTCAAAAAGCTGGTGCGTTAAGACCTGTAGGTGCAGCAATGCAAGGCGACCCTTATGGTAAAATGATGCAGATACAGCAAGGCAGAAAAGAAGCAGAAACTTTAGCTAATCTTAAACAAGATGAAAGATATAAAAAGTTTGCAAATTTACCTGACAAACAATTTTTAGAAGCTGTAAATGAACAAATTAAATTTGATATAGAAAATAAATTAAATGTAACACCTGAACAAACTATACAAACATCAAGGGAAAATGCTGTTGTAAGTACAGAAACAGAAGAAGCACTAGGTCGTGCAAAATCAGCTTTTGGTATAACAGATACTTTTAGAGAAAAACTTGGTGCTATTGGTGAGTATGTGCCATTTAGAGAAAGAACTTTTGCACCAAAAACACAAGCCGCAAGACAAGCTATTAAAATGAATGTTACAAAATCAAAACAATTTTTCTTAACAGATTTTGCAGGTAGAGTAGCAAAATATACAGCAGAAACTATTAATAATATATTGCCTTTGCGTTTTGATGCAGGTTCTAGTCAAATTACTGGTTTTAAAAGTGAAAGTTTTGCAAAAAATTCATACGAAAATTTAAAAAGTGAAGTTGAAAGAATAGTATCTGTAGCAGAGTCAACTTTGCAAAACCCAAACACTACAAATAAAGAAAAATCAGATGCTCGTTCTGCTTTAAATACAGGTAATCAATTAATAAAAGAATATGATATAATTTTAGAATCTTTGTCTGGTGAAAGAGAAGGCACTAATGAAAACGCAGGAACTGAAAAAAGACTTTATAATGTAACACAATTTGATAATCAAGAACCAATAGAAAATGTAAGAGAAAGATTTTATACTGGTGGTGGTTTACAAATAGTTGCTGAATCAAGAGGTCTTAAATAATGAGTGTAAGAGAGGAGATTGAACAATATAAACGAGATGGTGATAGATTAGTAGCTGAAAAAGAAATAACCATGAAAGAAAGAAATGATATGGTTCGTCAAAAAGCTATTCAATTAGGCATTATTGACAAAAATCAATTTCCTACAAAAATATCACCGATTATTGAAGGTACAGCAGAAATAGTTACTGGCGTTGGTTCTTTTTTACTAGGTACTGCTTTAACAAGAAATCCTTATGCTGGTCAAGCAATAGCAGGTGCAGCAACAGGTGCAACATCAAGAGCAATAGATGAATTAGGGGATATGATATATCCTGATATACCATCACCAACAAATAGACAGCAAACAAAAGATGCTGTTTTTGAAGGTGCTTTAGTTTCTGCTTTTGGATTAACTTTGCAAGGTGCATCTCCTTTAATTGGTAAGGCTGTAAAACCTGTGAAAGATAAAATTGGTAGAGGTTTAACAAAAGGTAAAGATAAAATTAAACAAAAAATACAAAAAACTGCTGATGATTTAGACGAGCCAGTTCAAACTTTAGGAGGTAAAATTGTAGGTTTAAGTCCAGAGGCATCTTCTGCTGGAAAAACTTATCAAAGTTTTATATCAAAAAAATTAAGAGAAATGGGAAAAGAACCTGCAGGTATACCTATGGGATTAGCAGCTCAGGGTGGTATTGTAAGAACATTAACAAATACATTTGGACCTGTTCCATTTGGGGGTAGACCAGTACAAGTAGCTGCTGCAAGATTAAGAGATGAAGCTACAGATGTAGCACGATACACTTTTTCACCAAAGGAAGAGTTAAATGAATATCAAGCAAGTCAACAAATTGCTTTATATGGTAAAGAATTTTTTAAAAATGAAGATGAAAGAATAAATGCTATTTATAAATCTGCTGATAAAATTATGCAAAAAACTAAATACAAATATGATGCAAATATTTTAAAAGAAGCAATAGAAAAAGAACTACCAGCAGTGTATGAGTCTGGTAAAAAAACATTTAGAGGTTTACCGCCACAAAAAGAATTAAATGATAAATTTGGCAAATATTTAAACAGACAATTAGATGATATTAACAAATCTCCAAACAAAAATTACACATTTCAAGAAGTTGAAGATATTATGTTTCAATTAAAACAATTTTCAAAAAGTTTAAATCCATATAATCCAAATGCTGTTGCTGATGCTAGTTTAGTTGATAGTTATGGTATTTCAAGAAATATACAAAATTTAATTGAAAAATCATATTTTGGTAAAAACTCAAAATATGCTGTTGATAAAGATTTTAAAAAAGCAATAGATTTAAGAGAAAAAGCAAATGACGAATTTGCAACATTTATGCAAACTCTTACAGGTTATGAGTCTGGTTTAATAAGCCAAGCAATAGGTAAAGGTTTAAGGTCAACAGTTGGTAAAGAAAATGTTTTTGCAAAAAATTCTAAATTAAGTAATTTATATAATCAAGCATTTGGTAAACAAAATGATATTGATGCTTTAGACGATTTGCGTACAATTATAGGAGATGAAAGATTTAAAGCATTAGGAGATATGTATATTGACCAAATTTTTCATAAACATCTATATGAAAATATAGGCGGTAAAACAGTTTTAAAAGTTGGTTTTGATGCAAAAAAAGTATTAGATGAATTTGGTTTTTCAGCTTCAGATAAATCAAAAAGTTTAAAATATTTAAAAACAAAAAAAATATTAGAATTAACTGATGATGTTACACCAGATGATTTAGAAGGATTTATAAATCTTTTAGCTATTACCCCTGACCCATCTGCTATGAACACTTTTGTAACAAGAAGTTTATTTTTACGATTTGCAAGTGGTGTAAATCCAATGGCTGTTGTAGGAGCATTAGGTGTAGCTGGTGCTGCTGGTGGATTAACTGCAGCAGTTGGAGGTGTTGGTGTAATTTATGGTCTATCTTATATTCTTGCTCAGCCATCAATAAAACCACTATTAGCACAAGCTGCAAAAAAAACAAAAAAAGGCGAACAATATAAAAACATTTTAATAACACGAATTAATCAAATTTTAGAAAGATTAAATAAAAGATTTGAAACGCAAATACCACCATCAGCTTTAACGCCTGTTGCAACAGTACCAACAGCACAAGCAATAACGGATAATCAGGAGTAAAACATGGCAAAAACGAAAATATCACAGTTTGATGCAACCGCAGCAAATAATACTGACCTAAATAGTATTAGTATTGCTGAGGGTACAGCACCATCTAATATTAATAATGCTATTCGTGAACTTATGTCACAACTTGCCGATCTTAATTTAGGCAAT